CCCGTCAGCTTCTCGACGAGAACAAGCTCGACGAGGACGGCAAGCTGCTGCGTACCTTCGCCATGCCACAGCCAGACCAGGCCGACCTGGCCTTCGACATCCAGCTCGTCCACGACAACCCGGATCTGTGGCTGAAGTTCCACGAATACTGCCGTCGTGATGCTGTGCTCGCGCGTCGCATCTATGTCGAGTGGGCAAGTGAACCTGGCTTGCACCGTCGGGAGATGATGTTCGCTCAGGTCACACAGCAGATGAATGCAACAGGCTGGCCGGTTGATGTCGATGCTGCACGAGCCATGCTCGACAGGTACCGGCGCAACCTCGAGGAGATCGAGGAAACTTTCGCGGAGAAAGTGGACCCGGATCTGAACCTGGCCAGCCATACCCAGGTCTCCCGCTGGTGTGCCGACCGTGGCGTCACGTCACGCAGCTTCGACAAGCAGCATGTGGACAAGCTGATCGCCAAGCTCAAGAACAGACCGACCCTCACCATCAACCAGGTCCAGGTGCTCCAGATGCTGTACACCAAGCGCGAGCTCGGTGGCACCAGCCCGAAGAAGCTGGAGACGATTCTCGACACGCAGCACAAGGGCCGGCTGTACGACCAGTACGTCCATGCCGGCGCAGCCCAGACGCTGCGCACGTCGGGGCGCTCGGTGCAGATGCAGAACCTGCCTCGGCTGGGTGCCACCATCCGGGACATGAGCAGCCTCGATGACGAGGCTGTCGACTGGACGAACGACAAGCTGTCGGAGAATCTGCGTCAGCTGTTCCGGGCGTCGCACCCGCAAGGTGAGCTGGTCGTGGCGGACTACGCCTCGATCGAGTCTCGTGCGCTGGCGTGGCTGGCGAACGAGGACTGGAAGCTCGATGCCTACCGCCAAGGCCAGGACGTGTACAAGATGCAGGCCGTGAAGATCTTCAGCCTGCCCTCGCCTGACGTGGTCGACAAGTCGCAGCGCCAGACCGGCAAGGTGGGCGAGTTGTCCTGCGGCTACGGTGCAGGACCGGGAGCAGTCAAGGACTTCGCCGAGAAGATGGGCGTGCTCATGTCGGAGGGTGAAGCCAAGCGCCTGGTCTACGACTGGCGTGATGCCAACCCGAGAACTGTCGCTCTGTGGCACCGTGTCCATGATGCGCTTGTCGCCTTGATGACAACGCCCGTTACCACGACACACGCTCCTCTCAACGACGGGTCGTACGACCTCGCCTTCTCGAAGGTCGGGACACCGAAGTCCTTGCTGCGTCAAGCTGAAGCAGACGGACTCGAGGTCTCCTCAGTGCAGATGAGCTTGGTCGATGGCAAGACTGGCCAAGTCATCTTGCAGCGGATGTTCCACGGGTGCTACCTCCGTGGCAACAACATCGCGTTCTACAAGCCGAGCGCCCTGAAGACCGGCGACCCGTGGAAGATGCGGTATGTCGATCCGAAGACCGGACTCAACCGAAGGTACGAGCTCTACGGTGGGAAGCTGGTCGGCATCCTGACACAGTCTCTGTGCAGGGAGCTGTTCTTCCGTGACCTGCTGTCGTTCAGCAACATCCTGTCCGCCTACGACAACGTCAGACTCATCGGGCAGTTCCACGATGAGATCGTGGTGGAGTGGGAGCCAGGTGCGCTGTCGCTCAAGAGACTGCACGACATCATGCGCGACAAGATGTCGCAGTCTCAGCTGCTCCCCGACCTGCCGATGGCTGTCGAGGTGAAGCACGCGCACCGCTACATCAAGTAGTCAACCGGACGGGAGGTGCTGACTGCACCGCACCTCCCGTCTGGACCAACTCAAAGGAAGCGAGACACCATGGAACAGATCGTCGTAGGCGTCGACCCAGGCATCGTGCACACGGGCCTGGTCGTGCTCAGCTTCGATGACGAAGCGCACTCTTACGTCCGGCACTTCGACGTGATCGACGGGCTGGACGCAACGGCCACACTCACAGGCATCGAGTGCGTGATCTACCCGAGGAGCGTCCGCACGGTCGACGTGTTCATCGAGAAGTACCGACCGAGGTCGGGCTTCAGCACCAACGAGAAGATGATGGAGGCCAACGGCAACTTCCGGCGTGAGCTCCACGGCCGGCTGCTCCCCAACACCGGGGTCAACCAGGTGGTGGGCAAGCCGCTGCTCCAGCTGCTCGACCTGTGGACGTTCGGTCGTTCCACGCACCACGACGACCTGCGTTCCGCAGCCCGCATCGCCGTGCTCGGCATGCTGCTCGACCCGCTCATGAACCACCTGCTCTACACGTTCATCACCGACAACCTGGAAGGACGGCACTGGAATGTCGCAGCCCTCTAACATCGTGGACGAGGTCATCGACGGACGACGCTCGGTCTACGGTCAACCGACCGACACCTTCGCTCGCATCGCAGCGATGTGGAGCGCGCAGCTCAGCACCACCGTCAACGCCTGGCAGGTACCGCTCCTGCTCATCAGCATGAAGCTCATCCGAGCGGGCGAGTGCCCGGAGTACTCGGATAACACCGATGACATCGAGGGCTACCTCGCCATCTTCCGTGAGCTCATGGGTCCTGACATGATCCATGCTCGAAGCGTGACCGAGTTCCTCGAGGAGCGAAGCAGGAGGTCGTCGTGACGCAGCCGTTCCACTACCCGTTCGAAGACACGGCTGGGCTCGTGCTGCACGACTACCAGCGTGCCAGTGTGCAGGTGGCTGAAGGGCTCGGCGTCCAGTACAAGCAGCCGCGGCTGTGTCTCTATTACCGAACAGGAGCAGGCAAGACACTGACAGCCCTGGCGTGCACGCTGGTCATGGGCCACCGTGACGTCCTGGTCATCGCTCCTCCCACCACGCACACGCTGTGGCAGGAGACAGGAGCGAAGCTGGGCATGACAGTGGACACGTGGTCGCACGCGAAGTTCCGGCAGCCGGAGCGCAAGCTGGCGAAGGACAAGGCGCTGATCGTCGACGAGTTCCACATGCTCGGCGGCTACCGGGCTCAAGGGTTCCGGAAGCTGGAGCGCATCTCCGACCGACTGATGGCGCCCGTCGTCATCGCCTCGGCGACGCCGAACTACAACGACGTCGAGCGGTGCTACTGCATCCAGCGCATCGTCGATCGCAAGGCGACAGCTGGCGGGTACCTCACCTTCATCTACAAGCACTGTGCCACCGAGGTGAACCCGTTCGGCCACGTGCCACGAGTGAAGGAGTTCCTGCGCTACCCGGACGCACCGTCGTTCCTCGCCGATATGCGACACGTGGAGTACATCGAAGACGATCTCGAGTACACCATTGTCGACGAGCCACTGGTGCTGCCCGTGCGCCTGCACGTCCTCACCTACGGGCTGGACCACCGACGCAAGCGCGTGTTCGGCAGCATTCTGGAGCGCAAGCACGCGCTCCTGCACCACATGCTGATGGACGAGAACGGCATGCTCGCGCAGGACGTGCTCGACCTGCTGCTCCGTGAGGTGATGTCAGCCCCGACACCTGTGCTGGTGTTCGCCTGGCATCTCGAGATCGGACGAGCGGCTGTCCGTTCACTGCTGAACGCGGGCTACACCGCGGCCATGGTGGACGGGAAGATGCCGCTGGCTGCCAAGGACGAGGTCATCGAGGAGTTCCGTGCCGGCAACCTGCAAGCCCTGGTGGGTACGCAGACGCTGGCCACGGGCACCGACGGCCTCGACAAGATGTGCGACGTGCTGTTCATCCTCGACGACACCGAGGACAATGCCATGCGTCGACAGCTCATCGGCCGGATCATGCCGCGAGGGCACGCGACCACGGTCGCGCACACCAACCGCGTGGTCCGTGTCGTACCAGAACCTTCTCCTGGTCCCTAGCACTTGGGGCGGGGGGTCGACACTCCGTCGACGCTCGGGGGCCGAGAGAAGAAAGGAGGTACTGGTCAATGACCACTCGCATCGACATTCTCATCGACGAGCTGGCAGCAGAGGAGAGCCCCTACCGGGCGCGCCTCCTCGAAGCCAGGATCGCACGAGTGCGACAGCTCGAAGCTGAGCAAGCCCGCGAGGTGGCTGGTCCCTTCTGATGCAGAGACGGCGCCCCATCACGGACCAGTTCTATCCAGGTCCGTGATGGTGCGCCGTCTCCCGCACCATCCGTACATGCACCACCGACACGAGGAGAGTACATGCTCACCGCTCGCAAGCGCAACGAGCTCCCCAACCTGGCCGACAACCTGGCCAGGGGGATGTCGCTCGTGAAGTTCCAAGGTGTGGTCTACCTCCCGGTGGACTACGAGACACTCGAGCCAGACCTCGGCCTGGACCTAGCTCGCCGCGTGTGGGTTCCGCTGTCCGAGGAGAACATCCTTCGCATGGCGAACAACGTGCAGCAGGTGCTGTTCTCGACCGAAGGCGAGTCACGCAGCTACGTCAGCATGGTCAAGCAGATCGCCCAGGAGGAGACACTGGCCGGCGACCTGGTGTTCATCAACACCCCTGACGGGCTGCGCCAGCTGCACAACGACGGCAAGCTGTATGAACCGCAGGACGTGTTCTGCCCGTACTTCGTGCAG